ACACGGGCTACAATAATTTTATCTACAATAGGATCTAAATGACTCATAATTTGCTCCTGTTTATCTAGTATATAGTATAACAGGGACCTAAGTCCCTGTCAATTGTGCTACTTACCAAATTACTTCTTCTCAGTAGCTGCCGCAATGTACTTACCATATTTGGCGTGGAAGTCATCAAAGCATTTAATCTCGTCTGGATCCAAAGGTAACTGATATTGGGTAAGAGCAAGTTTGGTACCCATAACAACTAACTCAGTTTCAAAATTAGCCATCATAAACTCAAAAAAGTTATTGACCTGGGTGTTCCAATCTTTGGCACCTTTGTCGCAGGCATCCTTGAGCTCGTAGCACAGGCTCACAGTTAAGGAGTACATTGCAGAGATCTCTTTAGTCTCCATTTTCTTAACCTTGCCTTTGAGGATCTCACTAGGATTGGGCAACTTGCTGGCTACCTTACGATGAGCCATAAACTTAATTGCCAAACCTTCACCAATTGCACCTGCACTCAAATCGGTTAGAGTATCTACACTCTCGTCGTCATCAAACAGGAGTTCGCTGACAAAGGTCCAAGAGCGAGGAGTGGCAAATGCACGACTAGCCGCCTTTGGATCAAAGTCGTACAAGTCCTTCTTGCTAAAGGTTAAGAAGCCAACTACATCTTTATGGATGCGGTTATCCACAGCCCATTGGAACCAATCATCCCAATCTACCTTCATCTCCAAATGTACAAAACGATTAGCCAACGGAGCAGGCATACGATAAGTAACGCCCTTGTCAGTCTCGCGGTTACCAGCGGCAACAATATGCACATTGTCTGGCAACTTATAAGTGCCAACACGGCGGTTCAAAACTAGTTGATAGGCCGCTGCCTGTACAGCAGGAGCCGCAGAGTTCATCTCATCCATAAAGAGGATGATAGTCTTGTGTTTAGCAGCCATTTCGGCATCGGGCAATTCAATAGGTGGTGCCCAAACCATTTTGCTCTCATTAGAGTCAAAATAAGGAATACCTTTGATGTCAGTGGGCTCCCATAATGAAAGACGGATATCAATTACATGAGCATTGAGTTCTTCGCCCATTTGTTTAACGATGTCTGACTTGCCAATACCTGGAGGACCCCACAAGAACAAGGGACGTTTGGCCTTAAATGCACGACGTAGGCTGTTCTTGGCTGCTTTAGGACCTACTGTACGGCTTGAAATCTCGCTCATATATACTCCTGTTTTTAAGATGAACGTTAATAATTTGTTGCTATGTGAGTATTATATGTTATTTAGATGTCTGCGTCAATGAGTTTTCTACTCATCTTCGTCACTTTGGCTAGATTTGTTTTGTGCGTTCATTGCTTTAACTAATCCAAACTTACGAATGTCGTCTGAAAACAACATAAGTTCAAAACTTTTCTTCTCCGAAAATACCACTATCATTTGGTTAGTAAGATAGTAAGGGCTGTCCATATGACGATCGAAGAATATTATAGTTTGGGGGCTTAGGTCAATTGGTTCGGTAAATGGTATTTCAAAACTTTTTAGTTCCAATTCTTCTGTAAGGAATTTAAATCCTTCATAGTTTAGCCTAAGTCCGCCTACTTCTTTTGAGCGATGACTTTGCCACCACTTATAAAGATGATGTTTTACATTAGCACTATCAGTCGATCGTTCTTTATATTTTAGAAATATTTTGGTATAGGTCTCTTTTGAAATCATTTTATAATACGACCAGATGTTAGCTCTACTACCTCAAATTCTGTTGAGTTAAACATTTGATTTAATTTTTTGGCTAAGTTGTGTGCATGACCAGGATTACTAAAACTTACTTTTTTATATTTAGGTCCAGGGTAGCTGGTTAAGCTATTAGAACTTTTTAAGTTAAAAGGTTTTCCTTTATAGAAAACAGCCCAAATAGCCTCTGCTTCTAAAATTTGTTCGCTTTTGTAATTTTTTTTATTAATGTGTTCTAAAATTATTTTAGGTTTGGGTCTGCTCATATATGCGTATCCTATAACTACGCATATATTTATTATGGTTTAGAGGAAAATCCTCCTCCATCCATACTAATGGTTATTGTTTCTAAATTGGAATTATTGGTAGACTGACGTATTAATTTGTCGTAATCTTCTACTAATCGAGCGCTTATTTCTGCAAGACAGAATGCTAATGTTTTAGCAGTTTTAATGTCAATTTTAATTTCTTTTTGTTGACTTAGTTCTGCTGATTTTACCTGTTGGATAAACTGCTGTACTGGTAATGTATTAATCGGATTTGACATTTGCCATAGCCTGTCTTAATTCTTGATCAGTACGGAATGGTCCTTTATTTTCATAACGCTCGATAGTTATTAATTTAGGACAAAAGCTTCTTACCCATCCTTTGTTAAATTTTATTGTATAATATCCTGCACAGTAAAGGCTTTTACTTGCAGGGCTTTTTGTAAACAGCGGTAGTTTACGTCTTATATCGAAAACTGGATTATAAGGATGAGAGCTGGTTGGATATCCATACATTTCTTTTAATTCTGTATGCGAAACTTTAACATTATCATTTACTTGGAAAAAGTCTCTTCCAAATGTATTTTCTAAGTCATTTTTCTTTAAATGGGTTTCACCCTGTTTACTGCTTATTACATATTTGTTTTTGTCAATTTTGTGAAGAAGGCCAACTTTGACGCCATTATCTTCTACTAGCCAAAATTTACCTTCTACTATTGGTTTGGCTTTAATATTCATGTCTATCTCCATACAGTCTGTAGTCATATTAGGACAAGTTTGGTTATATAGGCAGATCATTTAGGATATTTAGCCTGGAAAGGCTCTGCATATAGTTGAATACTGTCACTTATTTTTTTCATATCGTATAAGTTGCAAAATTTTAAAAGTCTTATACCTACCTGGCTAATGTTTTTAGGGTTTGACGTAGCAGAGGAAATGGTAGTCATCATTTCACTCCTAATTTTCTCAGGCTGTGCTTTGAGGTCAATAAGCATACGATTTCGTTCATAATCATCTCTAACACGATGTTCCTGACCTTCGTGGTCGACCCATCGTTGCAGCATGAGATTATTCCAATTATACCCTTGTTTATTCCGATCTTCAAATGCTTCTAGTAAGCCAACTTTATTTTTAGTACCTTTAGTTCTAACTCCTGGGTAAGCACTAAAAACATTATCTCCGCTATCCCCACGCATACATTTTTCGAAAAGTAACCATTCTGGGTTTGGTGGCGGCATTACTTCTTTAGTTTTTTTGTCAACTACTGGTTTATTCTTTTTATCAAAGATACCTTCATGGGTAGTTAATGTCTCCATTACACCATTATATTGAGACACATTCTTGCTTATGAGTTGATGAAAATCACTGTCAGTGCTAATAATAACATGATTATCTCCAGGATGACTTTGTATAAATCCTGCGATAAGGTCATCTGCTTCTAGTACAGGATTATGTAAGACTGTGCAGTTTGTTTTTTCTATAATAAATTCTTTAAACTTGTCATAAGTTTCCCAAAAGAGTCTATCTTCTTCTTGTTCTTTTGGTGTCATGGCATCACGAGTTTCTTGTCTGTTTCGTTTATACGGCTTGTAAACATCTTTACGCCAACTCCGACCTTCGAGGCAAAATACTACGTGATCACCTTTAAAGTCCGACCAAGCCTTTTTGATACTGTTGAACATTATATGAAGAGCCATACCGACTTTAATGTCAGCATCTCCTCTGACTACATGGCGGCTACGAAAGAATGTATTAGCAGTATCTACAAGAATATAGTTCATGACACTTCTGATTGATTTTTGTTTATCGGAACAACGTTAATATAGCCGGCTCCTCGAGAAGTGTCCATACCTTCTTCGGCAAGCATATTGCGTACAATATCTCTAAACCATCTGTCCACAATTTCTTCCTCTGGATCTCCATCAAATCCGTAACCAGCTTGCTTTAATTGTACAATAAAATACTCGTTCCAGTCAAGTTCAAAAAAGCCATTTCGAACATTATCTTTGTTGACTTTTGTGTCTAAAACAGCCACCCAGGGTTCTTTTTTAGCAGTGGCACGTTCTTTAGGGGTTAGTTTAGATTCTTCTGCATCCTTAACTGCCTTTTCTACTGCTTGCTCGGCTTGCCGTTTAGCTTCCTCTGCTAATTCAATTTGACGACGTGTTTCTTCAATGGCTTGCTCCATTTCGGTAATGCCAAAGATTTTCTTTAAAAGATGTTTCATTAAGTTCCCCATTCGTTTTTGAATAATGGAACTTGCAATCTGTCACTATATCTCCATCCTAGTTTCATTGCAAATTCTGCTACCCGACGATTATTTAGTGAATACACTGACTCTACTCCGCCTATTGGCATGATATAAACAGGACCTTTGAATCCTCCTTGCCTAAATTCAAATACTGCACGTTCAGCATCTGATAAATCTTGTTCATTGGCAATTACAAATTTTAAATATGTAAATCCTACTTCTTCATATTCACAAACAATGCTAGGGTTAATTGCATCGTCCCAAGACTCTCCACTATTAGGAAGTTTAGCACTTACACTAAAGGTTAATGAGTTTCTGCCTCTATTATTGCTACCTGTCCATTCGGTAAGATACTTTTTAAATGGCTTAGACAATTTTTGAGTTCCGTTAGTTTCAAAAGTTAGTTCAGCAAGCCATTGCATTAATTCATGATCTAACAAATCTGGATATGCTTTTTGCCAACCCAGTAAAGGTTCGCCACCAGTAATAACTAAGTGTTCATCGACCCAGTTTCCTTGCGGGAGCATTTTTTGAATGCTTTCTGCAATACTTTCTGTTGTAAGTAATGGTGAAAAGTCTTTGAACTTAGGATCCCAACTAGCATAAGAATCGCAACCGGAATGTACAAGTGGTAAATCTTTATAGTCTTTAAACTGTTTAATATTATTAGCCACCAACTTTCGTTCATTTGACTTTTCTCCTCTAGGCATTCCAAAACCGTCGCAGGTAAAATTACATCCAAATACACGAAGGAATACACTGGGAACACCCATATATCGTCCTTCTCCTTGTATGCTGTAAAATAATTCTGATACTTTTAACTTGCTCATGATTTCATAACTTCCAATGTGGCAATCTTACTGATACGTTCGCCAAAGTCTTGATCGTTGGTAATAATATAGGTAGTAGTATTACTACGATCCATTTTACGATCATAATACCTAAACTCCACTACCCTACCACCAACAGCGGGAAATACTTTAAAATTAAGTATTGGTTCTGATCCAACACTTTCAGTGTCAGCACTTAATACTAATCCTTCTCTAGCAAGTTTAGGTTCATTGTTATAATCATTTACCCACTTGGCTAATTTGCGTTTAAGCCATCTCATTTTTATCCTCTAATAATGTATTATCTTGTATGTTCCAAAATCGTTCGACGGAACGACAAGCAGAACCTTGATCAACATAATGTCCTATAAATTTCTCACTTGAATTAGTAAATGGAAATTCATCTTCTAATATTTTACTGACCCAAACAGTATGATTGTTAACATATTGCCAAACTGTACCTAGAATTTTTCCGTCTGATTCTCTAAAGTAATGTTTTACAGTGCTTGACTCAGCACGCCAATTATATGTCATTAGTATCCTCTAATAAATCATTTATATTATCTGCTATATTATAGCCCCAGTTCCAGTTATTGTCAAATGCTTCGGTATATTCAACAGTATCTTTGTCAGCATCGATATATCCTTCTAATGCTTGAGCAAACCAATCTGCAAAGATTTCTGAGTCAACATGACCTTCAATATCTACAACACCATGTTTGGTAAGGATATCTCTGATCATTTCAATGTTGCTTGACCCCTCAATACAATCTTCAATTTCGTCATTAGTAAGTGCATGAACATTTTTAATCATTGCCGTGCCATTCTTCTTCTGTGTCTACGTTAGTTAATTGTAGTGGCCCATTAATCCAGTATTCAGTGTCATCATTAATCCAATCCTCGCCCTCTAAGCCTTCGTAATAATCCTCATTCCAAAGTTCTTGGATACGTTCTTGTTCTTCTTCGTCCATGTCCGGACAACCGGTAAAGTTCCAATCAACGTAGCAGCCATCAATCATTTCCACCATTTCCCAAGCATAGTCCTCTTGGTCTGCATTATCAGGACTCCAACCATCTGGATTGTTTAAATCAACTACAGGGCGTTCATCACTTTCACATTCCCAAATACCCCAACGGAATGTTTCTGTTTTTTGAAATTCATCATCACCTTTACGCCAGGTTTGAATTTCATCTGCTGATTTTTTATGGTAATTTTGAATTCTCCAAATAGCCATTATTTTTTCCTTGAACGTTTGGGTTTAGGTGCTGACTCTTTAATTTGACGAATCTGATCGTTTGTTAATGGACCATCATCTGG